TATGGCAGTTCCCACCAAATCAGTATTCCTCATATCCGAATCAAGAGGAATATGAAGATGGAACATTAATCCTGTGGAACCAACACCAACAGAAGTTGTTCCGAGTCCAACAATTATTCCAGAATCTCCAGAGTATCCAGAATTTTGTACAACATCACAAGATTCTGTTTGCCTTGCAGGCGGACCAATTAAAACCAAAGGTGGATTTGTGGATGTGTATCCAGATCCAGGATTAGTAATAGTAACTGTAGTGACAACACCATTAGAAATGGTTGCTGTTGCAGTCGCTGTTATAGATCCTATACCAACACTTACGTCTGGGGTTGTTGAATAACCAACACCACCATTGTTAATAGTAATTGAAGTAATAGTTCCAGCAGCAGAAACTACAGCAGTTGCAGCCGCTCCAGTGACAGATACTGGATTTACTAACGTTACTCCCTTTTGAATGGTATTCCTAAAGGTAGCATCTACATTTTCATTATTAAGATTAAATAGGGGTCTCACTCTATCAACATAGATTATAGTAGATCCAATACCAACAGAACTAATAATATTCGCGACTGGATTAATAACTGGTTCATAGATTTCTCTATCTTTACCAACCGCTTGACCGTTAATGATCTTATCTTGAGTTTGTCTGCACCAGGTTATTGGTCTTTCAAAAGTAGTATCAGTGGTATTTCCTGGACCGAAATATGGAAGAGTTTCGCACTTATCAACATTCGTGATAGAACTGATTGTTCTAGCATTTTCTTGTTGATATGGTTTTTGTCCAAGATCTGGATTATAATTTAAAGTGACCTCATCTCCATATTTGATAGTCTCAATAACTTCTCTTTCAATAACGTCAAGAGCATCTCCACTTCCTTTGTAGAAACAAATATTAATAGTATCTCCAATTTTTAATGCTTCGGAGAAGGTTATTTGAGAACCTCCATCAAACTGATAAGCATCCCCTGGACGTTGGAGTATTTCATTTACGAATACCATAAGCAATTGATCCAGTTCAATCTTCGATCCTTTTGATTTATTGATGGATATTGGAACACCTGCTTTAAGTAATGGGAAATCAACTCTAGTACCATCAATAAATTCGGAAACATTGTCAAGAGTATCAATAACACCTATAGACCATCCAGTAAATTCGTCATGAATAACTTTTTCAATTTCAATTTCAAATTTGTTTGAAGGTAAGAAAGAAGATGTGGTAGGAATGCCTGTGGTTCCACCTACGGCGACTGTTAATTTATCTCCATTAGCATAACCATATCCAGTGTTATTAATTTCAAAGTTGATGACACTGGACCCTTGACCTACAACAACGTTGATTGTAGCTTCTGTCCCCAATCCAGTTGTTCCAGAAACATAATCTAAAGGTAAATTTGCATATGAAAGTGGAGAATCAATCACAACAAAAGGTAAGTTTGTAGTTGTATATCCAGTTCCAGGGTTAGTGATAGTAACACCAGTGATGTGGCCACCACTAATAGAAGCAGTTCCAATAGCAACTAAATTACTTCCAGCAACACTTGAAGTTCCAACACTAACATTTACTGTAGTTTGAATTCCAGATCTGTAACCAGATCCACTATTTCCGATTGAAATTGCTGAAATAGTTCCAGCAATAGATACGGTTGCAGTTCCACCTGCAGCAACTAAAGGTTGATATCCCAAACCTGCTGTAGATCCAACGGAAATGATCATTCCTCCTCTTGGGAAAGAAGAAACGCCAACATCATTTGTTATTGTCCTAGAATCACCAACAAAAGTGATTGATGTTATTCCACTAGTTTCTGATAGATTAAAATTGTTTTCTCCTCCAACAACTTGGAATATATCATTAATTAATATGACTGCACCCTCATTTTGAATTCCGATGACATTACTCTGATTAGACTTTAAAGAAAATGTATTTTCAATTCCATTAAATTGTTCAGAAATGTCATCAAAAATATAATTCTTATAATATGTTTCATTGGCAGTGTTTGGTTGAGCCGTTCTCATGAAACTTCTACCCTGGAAAGTAGAACTAGTCGTTATTCCAAGATAATCTCTTTGATCAGGAGGATTTGTTACACTTCCAATTGGAGTATTTCCATAAGGTGCCTCAACAAAATTCAAAGTATTTCCAACGATATTGTAGTTTCCAACAACTTTTGTTACTAAATCTCCAGTTGAAAGTCCCGATTGAATGTTTGTTCCCATCCATCCTCTACGAACTGAAAGTCTATTCGTACTTCCAATACCAACTCCCTCAATCTTCATTATTTCATCACCAACCTTAAGCAGATCTCCGCCAAAGATGGAAGTTATATTAGTCAGATCAATTGTATTATCAGTGGTAACCACTGCGTCATCTAAAGTTGTTGTAGTTGCAGTGGAGACAATTGGAGATTGAATAAGATTATCAATAGCAACTAATACTTTTGGATTTTGATTTGTTGCAGTGATTGTATGAGAAACACCTACACCACCGTAACCAATCGAGGTTAAATCAAGAACTTCTGGAACAGATTTTAAAGAAGCTTCTGCACTTCTAGAAAGTTTGATAGTGTTATCATTAACCTTAACTACAAAAACTCCAGTTGAAGGAAGTAAATCTGTCGTAACTCCAGTTGCAGTAAATGTAGTTTGAGCAATACCAATCGATAGCGTGTTTCCAACGCCTGGGCAAGCATACTCAACTTGTTCACCAGTAACGTAGAAGTGATTTGGAATCGTAATAGTATTTGAATCAGTATTAATACCACTTCCAACAAATACTCTTTCAAAGATGTTATCATTTTTGTGAGTCAAGTTAAAGGATCTCTTGATGTCTCTATCAGTTCCTGTGTAATCTCCATATCCAGTTTCTATAGTTCCATTATTAAAGTTAATTACATCTTTTGCATCATCTTGAATTCTAAGAGCATTAGTATATACATGAACAGTAGCATCAATTCCAGCTACTGGTGTAAAGAGAACTTGAGTGGTTGCAGCAAGTCCAACAGCATCGGTAATTACTTTAGATCCAAAAGTACCAAGTCCAGAATGAGTGTGAATGTTTGCAAATTCAGTGTCAAATGTAGTAGAGGAAGTTTCTTCTGCAATATGATCATCAACAACAAAATATTCTAAAAACTCATATCGATTATTTGTAGTATCATGAACTTGAATCATGAAATAACCAGCATCATACATGTCTTCAGTAGAAGATATGTTAGTTGGATACTCTGCAATAACATTTTCTGTTGGAGAACCAGAAGATGTTATATTTGTAGTTTCTGATTCCAGTCTGGCATGTTTCAGATCCAAAGTGGAGGTTCCAGACGATACTGAGGATAAACCTACAACTATAGTATTAACTATGGCGGTTGTTCCTATCCCTGCAGAAGGATTAAAATAAACTTTAATGTCTGATCCTGACAGATGTGCTTCATATGATCCAAATCCAGTTGCACTCATGCCTCCTAAAGAGGTAGTTAGTCTACCATACTCAAGAATAGAAACATTAGTTCCATCATGAACAATGTTTAGTTCTTGTGCTTCAAATTCATTTGAATTGAATGTTGAAGTAGATCCAAAAGAAGGATTGCTAACATCAGGTGCAATTTCAACAAGAACCTTCAGAGAGTGATATGTATTACCAATACTGACAATATTTGCAGAAGTACCAGATCCAACAATAATACTTTCCGAATCAATTAATACTCCTCCGATAGAAGTAGATCCTGTGCTCAGATAATTATCATTCAGATTATAAGAAAGGGTTGTAATATTAAAATCATTTACTGCTGACTTTGTTGGGAAGAATAGTAATCTGCCTTCAGATCCAGATATTGAGAAATCAAAAGATCCTTGATCATATACAGTTTCTAGTCTTGCATATTGATTAATATATCCAAACTCTCCATCATGGATAAGATCAACAATCATTGCTTGTCTTTCTTGAGTAAATCTCTTATCACTCAAGTAAGTAAAGTATTTTCTAAATCTAAAATCATCAAGATTAAAGGAGTTAAGCACACTGAATTCAGTTGCTCTAGGATTGCTATTAAATTCTGAACTTAAATCATCAATAGAAAGAACTCTATTTCCAGAAGATTCCGTAAAATCTGTTAAAATTTTATTATCAAGAATAATTTCATTAGAAAGAATTGAACCATCTGAAAGATTTAAATTGTTTTCTGTAGCAATATCAAAATCAAATACACAATTTGTATCTACAAATCCATCAAGATTACTTACAATAGTAACATCAGTCAGTTCTGTGGAAATGCCAACTTGTAATGATTTATCTAAATTCGTTGACTCAACTTGAAGATCGCTAAATTTTCTATATCCAAGAGTATGATTTACGGAAGACACAACATCCTTCCAATCATCAAATGGAATTGTACTCTTTAATGAATATGAGAAATTTTGATAGTAGAAGTTGTCTTGTATTCTCTGTAGATTATCATTTAAAAATCCAGATCCTGTTTGATTGCCACTGAATATTTGGGAAGAAGTATCAGTTTCAAAATAAGATTCGTAAGATGTCACTTCCGAAGCAACTCCAGAAAGTTCTGAAGTAAGTCCTTTTATGACATCATCTTTCACAAAATCATCGGATGAAAGAACTCTAAGAGTTTTTGTTGATCTATCCCAACTTTGAACAACACCTTCTTTTCCGTTGGTAGTAACTTTTTCGCCACTGAGATAATCAGCTGTAGACAACGTTACATCAAAGGTTGGGAAATGTTTTTGTGCAATTATTTGTCCAGCAGAATTAATTGAATCAAATTCACCAGGATTTTCATCTCCAGTTAATTCAGTACCTAAATTGAAAGTAACTTGACCAACTCCTCCAACATTAGGTGTTACTGAAGTAAGAGTGAAAAGTCTATATCCATAATCTTTCGAGTTGTATCCTTTACCAGTGCCGCCGATACTGATATTCTCGATCATTACCTCATCATCAACTTCAAATGGGAATGATGTACTAAATCCAACCGACATCTTCACAGTTACATCTTTAGTAACTGTATTGAATCCAACTGTACTAATTCCTACTCCATTGGTATTTTGTATTGGCAATACTAATGGAGTGGAGTTATTAATTCCTCTAGTATTGCTTAAAATCGTTACTGATGAATCACCTAAAGAATACCTTGTTGAAATGTCAGTAATTTGATTTCCAGTTTTACCATCAAAGAAAATTAACTGTGGTGCTGAAGTATATCCTCTTCCGCCAGAAAGTATGTCAATAGTATCAATTTTAGCAAATGAATCTACCTTAATAATTTGTGGAAGAGTTGTGCTTGGTTTTAATGTTTTGTCAGTTGGGAAATCATAACCAATATCATCAATTTTAATTTTTTCAATAATTCCAATATCTTCACTAACAGACACTAAATCACCTCTTTCTCCTTCAGAAGAATCAATAGATAATACTGCAGGCAATGTAGTATAATTTCTTCCAGAGTTAGTAACCTCTACTGTGGATATTGGGCCACTTGTATGAGTACAATCCGTCGTATATGTTATACTGGAAGAAGTAGATACATACGAATTTGATTCTGGAACTTCGGAAAGTTCAAATGTAAAGAAATTAGTTCCTGCAATAGAGATTCTTCTACTTCCATTGTAAACACTATTCTGTGTTATTATAGAATTATTATTTAAAATTTCAGAATCTTTTATTATTTGAGATTTTACATCAGGGAGATTTGCATCGGAAACTGGATCAAATGAATATAAAAATCTTTCTGGCGTAGTATTACCGATAGAAACAGTTACACTGGCAGAAGAGGATCCAGTAGACCCAGTTCTAGAGACGCTGAAGACTGAAGATGTTCCATCAGTTTCCCAACGATTATTATACTCATCATCCAAATAAAAGTTAAGTTTGAATGCAGAATAATCAGTAGATTGTTGGGTAAATCCTAAAGAAGAATCTGAAACATCAAAATTTAATGTTGAACTTCTATAAGCGTTAATAGGGGGATTAATTCTACCAAATTCTCCAAATGACGCACTTGTAATTCCTACGATACTTGGCGTCAGACTGGTTGAGTCATATTGGGTATTAGATAACTTAATATTATCATTATCAACCTTTACAATATAGTAAATCTTATCATTTTCCAATCCTCCACATGGAGAAGTTGAAGAATGAATTACTTTGTCTCCACTCTCATAACCATGGTTGGATATATTGATAGTATTAGTAGAACTAGTAACTCCTACGGCACTAAAAGTTTCTATACCAACTAATATTCTCCTATGTCTATCATTATATTTTACAACATACGTTGTTGCAAATGATGGATTGACATCAATATCTACAAAGTGACCACTATGAAGATCGTGATTTGTATTAGTGGTTACTGTTACGGTTCTTTTTGTTACGTCACCTGTAATATTGGCATTGTTTGTTGTAAAACTATGACTATTGCCAATACCAACTTCTGTGAAGAATAAAGTTTTAGAAGAATTTCCTACACCATCAAAACCACCAGTGGTTCCAAGACCAACTCTTTGTGTTGCAATACCAATTAGATCGTTTGAGATTTTGCCAACAAAAACTTGTTGACCATCACTTAAAGTTTTAGCAGTACCAACAGAGTTAACCTCATTGTAAACAATACCCTCTCCGCCATTTGAAGAATATGTTAGTATATCACCTGTTTCTAGTCCATGATTTTTTATATAGAGAGATTTAATGGGAACTGCAAGAGTGCTAGAACCAGAAGTTGTTCCAAGACCAACAGTATTTAATTCAAACGAATTAAAATGCAATACTGATCCTATTCCAACAGATGTGGTGCCAAGGGCTACAGTTTCTCCTGGATCAAAATATATTTCTTTGTTTCTCTTATAATCATATCTTGTTTTAAATCCAGAATCTATTGTAAATCTTCTTGGGTCTTCAGATACAACGGATCCAATACTATGAATTGCTCCGACAGTACCATTTACTGCTCGCAAAACTCTAAATCTAGAATTGATTCTGTCTACGTTTAAAACTTTTACTCTTTCAGTTCCAATACCTAGAATATCATTTGGTATGATATTTGATTCAATCAAACTTGAATTCACATTGAAGAAAGTTACCAATCCAGTAATATTTGTATTTCCAACAGCAACACCTGTTGTTCCTAATCCAACAATTCTAAATCTTTCACTCGAAACTCCAATTGCATATGAACCCTCAATTCTTGATGATGTTGTAGAAATACCACTAATGTTAACAATATCTAATGATTGCAGTCCATGGGGAGATTCTGATTGTACAATATACGTTCCTTTTTTATTTGATGGAATAAGTTCAGCATTTGATATTTGAGAAGTAGATGCACTGATACTATTAACCGTTTTTCCCTTTAATCTAGAAATTCTTCCAGCCGCTCCAAATCCAGTTGAATCTTCATCAGAGAAGTTTAATGTATCTCCAACTTTATAATTATCGCCAGAAGATTTTACCTCTACACTAGTTACTTTTCCTCTATTTGTAGCTACAATTCTTCCAGTTTGTGATAAATTATTTGGAGAATATATGTAGGGATGATCAACACCACTTTCCCTCAAATTATATGAGATTGTATTTCTACACCAATTATTTGATTCAATATCATAGTCGTCTTGATTAGAGGATGTATCAAAGTTAAATTCATTTGGGGTAGATTGATACTTATTTCCCAAAACATATGGGAATACTGGTCGTTTATAGTTTTCAAACAATCCAGAAGATTCTATACTATTAGGATCAACGGTTACAAAGTAAGCATAAGTTCCATTTGGGTATTCTGGAGTTACACAAAATCTTCCATTATTTGCGTCAAGATAAGATTCGTCAGCATTTTCATAATAAGTAAAATCTTCTACAAAAAATCCCAATGGGAAAGTTGATACTGGTGGGCCGTTGACACGGGATGAATTAAGTCTGTAACTAGACTTCATTAATGTAACTAATCCTCCATCATTGTTGGAATATCCATATGGTCCATAAATTGGATTTCCATCATAAGCCCAACCAATAATTGGTGAGTGATCAGTAAATGCTGTTTCTTGAGAGTTTACTAATTTTAAATCTGGTTTTCCATATAAAGTTTCTCCACCTTCAGAAACAGAATATACCATTTCCCTTAATGGTCTTGGTGCATACAGTGAATAACACTGCAAACCATACTTATCACTCAATGATTTCTGTACAACGGTATCATCACGTCCTATTGAATTATTAATGTAGAATTTTTCAAATAAATTTACTCTCCATTTTTGTATTTGAGGGATAAGAGAAAATTCAGATTCTGATGCAACAACTTCAATAGATACATCTCCTGCGATATATCCTGTTCCTGGTTCTATAACCTTAACTTCACGAAGATGTCCATTTATAATAATTGGAGTTAAAATACATCCAACTCCAGAAGTAGATATTATTTCTAAGTCTGGAATGGATGTATAATTAGATCCAATATTTTCTATAATAACTTCTACAATTTTTCCATCAGCAGAAACAACAGGTTTAACTTGAGCGTTTGCACCAGATGTTACTGATACATTGGGCATCTTGTTAAAGTTAATAATCTCATTAGTACCATATCCAGACCCTTTATCGGACAAATGTACTGATGTCAGTTCTCCTCTAAAAATAGGTTGAACCTGAGCTTTATATGCATCCGAATCTATTCCAGTAACAGTTGCTATGCCAACTGGACCCTCTACAGTAACCGATATTGGAGGATAATTAAAAATTTGAGTTCCAGTACCTACGTCGGTTAATTCAACATATTGCTTTGTTCTGTAGAAAAAAGTTTTATCGGTAGTTGAACCAATAGATGATAATTTAAACTGATTATCATCTACCATAGTAACATAATAATCAGTCCCATCAGTTAAACCACCAATAGCACTTGTTCCAGCAGAGTATCTTAACGTCTCTCCAGATTTATAATCATGATTTTCTATGGTAATGATATTGGACGCAGTATTAATGCCCGTGGAAACAACTGTACGTTTTTTATTTTCGTAACCAGTTCCATTGTCAACAATGTTTATCGATTCAATTACAGATTTTTTTGATACACACTCTAAAGTATGTTTTCCAGTTCCATGTTGAGTAAAAACAACTGTATTGATACCAACAATTGCTTGTTCTAGAGTGTTATGCAATTTAATCGTAGTGGCATCAACAACCTCTGCAAAATAGGTTGAATTTGTTGACAATCCCCCAATTACTGTTTGTGTATTTGGTTGATATACTACTTCCTCTCCATTTCTAAACTTGTGATAAGTTGAGAATCCAATGGTGGAAAATTCGGTGCCTATTGCAACTCTATTAGATTGTAAATCCGAGAAAAATTCTACAGAATGTGAAATTAATTTCGTATTTACTAAAGCTTTTGCATTTCTACCGTTTCCTCCAGTTATAGAAACAATAGGAATCTCTGTAAAATCAAATCCTCGATCAACAATTTGTATTTCTCTTAAACTTCCACTAATAGCAAGAAATCCAGTTGCACCTGTTCCAACAGGATCCAGTATACTTAATACTGGTGGATTAATTATGTCAAAATTGTTTCCAGGAGAAGTTACTTCAATTTTTTCTAATTTTCCAGTATGAACTATGTCTTTCGATTTATAATTTAAAATTTCAACACCATTAATTAAAATTCCAGTAGCTCCTGGTGCTGTTTCAGTTTTAGTAGTATTGTCAATTGGGGTAGCAACCTCTCTGTAAATTTTTTGAGAGTCTATATTTTTACCTTTTGTATCTACTAATTCTATGATATTGGAAGTAACTGTAGTTGTTGACTCTACAGATGCAAAATTTAATGTATATAAGTTAGCTGGAGATTTTGCTAATTTTAAATTATTATTGTCTATTCTAAAAACATAATAAGTTCCTTCTCCACCAGTTTCTCCACCAAACAATGAGGACGTGATAGAACTTTGAGTTACAACTTGATCATCAACAGTAAAGGTTGTTTCAGTTTTTTGAGGAGTATAATATACAGATTCTCCGCTGTAAAATCCATGATCATTTATATTTAAAGTTTCTCCAAAGAATGTACCACTAAAAATTTTCTGCCCTTTTGATCCAGTAATTGGAGCATCTTTGAATGATGGCAGCGAATTTGATGCAACTAAAAGAGAATCTCCATACTGTTTTTTGTAAATATTTTGGATGTTTGCATGAATCTTATTAAGTTCTGGAAAAGTTGCAGACTTTACCTTTCTTATTTTCTTTAATAAACTATAACTTGCCGCAACATTAAGTGTCCCAGTAGTTTTTATCGTTACAATTTTATCAGTAATAATATCAAGAACTTCTGCATTAAAGGAATCAATTCCAGTTGCAGAATTTATGGTTACAGAATCTCCAAGAGATAAGTAATTTTCTTTGTTTAAAGTTAATTTATAAGTTTTTGGCGAAACACTACTAATTAACTCAATTTTGTTAATTAAATATTTTACTGGGTTATTATACAACCAGTTTTTAAATTTGAATGAAGTATCTTCAACACCAAGAGTTTTTATATTAAATTTATCTCCAGGTTTATAATCAAATATACCATCTTGCTTTGAAAATCCAGATAAAACAGGCGTAAGACGAACTTCAATAGGAGGTTCTTCGGAAGGTTTAACAGATGCAAAATCCTCTATACTTAAAGTGTCTCCATCAATTAGAGTATCTGTAATGTTACTACACCCTAAAAACTGTGTTATTGTTTTAGACGTATACGAAACAATACCAACTGTATCTACAATCGCATTTGGATATTTTACATAAACTTCTCCAGAATTTGGAAATCCAATTGTAGAGTCTACATCAATAAAAGTAGATCCAGCAGAAACATTTCCAATTATATGAGTTTTTGGAGCTACTTTAAATTTTCCTATTGTTGATCCAAGAGATCTAGAATCTCTGTTATACCCATCATCAAAGGAGAGTTTATAGAAAGTTTTTCCAGTTCCTGCATTTACTTTTTCAATATCATATATGGATGTATAAGTTTCATCATTGTCGCCTTGGAATATAGTTCTACTTTCTAATTCGGAGGGATCCCCAGTAATTGATTCTACTAAAAAATTAGAAGTTACTAAATTTCTAGCATTTGAAGGCGTTAACAGATAATCTCTTGGTTTTGTTACTTCAACATTAACTCCATAGAGAGCTTTGAATAAAATTTTGTATGACTCATCAGTTCCCTTACTTGTATAAAAATCATTTGCCTGCTTTATGAAAACATTTTGATTTATACTTGATGATAAAGGTCTATCAGACAATCCAGGTAAAAACTGAACTTTGGTTTTATTTAAAAATTCTTTTAAGAAAAGGCAACTTAAATTTTCAATAGTTGCACCATCTTTATGATCAGTAGATGACGTGGAATTGAAGACAAGATCCCCTGGAACGGAATCTGACTTATATGAAGTTACTCCAACAAACCCTCTAATACAACCAGTAAAAGAAGATTGTGTTTTTCCGGTGTAAGTTATTACTTCATCACCTATTCTCAAAAGACCATAAGAATCTGGAAACTTATCTGTTCCCTCTGGTGATCCAGTAAATGTGTTTAGATTTATTGTTGTTGCAAATTCATCAAGGTCTCCATCTAAAATTACTTCATGGTTTAAATTAGTCTGCTCATCAACCTTTATGTATTGATCAATATTTTGAATTAAATCAATAGGACCACTTTTATATTCCTGACCAATATAATATTGCTTTAAAAATTCAGAGATAAGAGGGAACTCATTCTCAACATAAGTTGGGAGTTGGTTCTTGACGATGCTGCTAAACTTGATTCTTGTTTCTGCCATTTTTTCTATATCTCTAAATTAGTAACCGCTGCCTGAACCTGAAGGTGTTGATGAACCACCTGAAGTGCTTACAGTTGATCCAGATGTTCCCGCAAAAGAACTATTAGTAGAAGTAGTCGTATTTACTGCTGCATTTGCTGCAGTAGTTAAGCTATTTGCGGGTTCACCAGCACGAACTAGATTTCCTTCTGCATAAGAAGAAGAAACAATATAATTTGATGCTGATGGATCAAGTCCCGATGCAATTTCGTCTGATACCATTTCAAACGTACTGTTACTAGTATCTAGTTGCAAATAAAGGTCCTGTAATCCGACAACATCATTTGACAAAGGTGTTGCCTGAATTTCTACAACTTGCTGACCATCTTTTTCTATTCCTGCAGTGATGTTGACGGCATTAATTGTCACAATACCATTAACATAATCGATGGTTCCAATATTAGATCGTATAATTGATGGACTTTGAGATCCTGTATTGGGAACGGTGAAGAAAAATAATGATCCATTCACTCCATTTGCATTTGGTATATCTCCAAGGTATACAGTTTGAGGAATACCAGCAACTCTAAATCCAGTAGACTTTATATTATATCCAGTTGCGCTTGAAATATGGAATTGATTACCAAATCCAATTTGATATTCTGCGATTGTATTGGGCACAACCCTCAAATCTCTTCTCATCTTAACGATGGTAATATTTGAGGTTACTGCTTCATGACTGTCATCAATTACTTTCAAAAACTTACTGTACTTAAATCTAGCACCATATCTATTTAATTCAGTAGAATCAGCATACTTGGCAGCATTATTACTAACTACTGATGAAACGTCAGCAGCTGATGGTGCTAAATTCGTATTATAATAAACTCTTGAACTTACCTCAAGGTAGAGATATTTAAGATCTAAAATTTCAGGAACAACACCCGCTACTGCATATTTCTTTAATTTCAGTTTAATATTATCTTTAATTAAATTTGGAAGAAAATCTCCAAATCTAGGTTTAATACTAATAAAAACTTTTCCATATTGTGGGGGAATTAATTCTTCTCCACCAAACACAGAAATAGATTCTGTATCTGGGTATATTTTTGATGGAATCAATGTTTCATAATCATCTGCAGTTACTGCACGGTTTTGGGTTGAATAAATC